TCTGAAACTTGTCAGATTGTTTGGGTTATCATAGTCGTGACAGGCTTCAGCTATTTCACTTAATGAGGTTGGATTATTACCCACGGGTACTCCAACCATACTAAAGTAAAAAAACATTCTTTTTCCCATGCTTTTACGAAAAGCATGGCAAAAACGAATTACAATTATTCCAACGTATCCATCAACGCGAGTGTCAATACACCCACGATGAAAAACATAACGACATAGTTACACTCTGTATCTTCCACAGTCCCTGGTTTCGTCCGGGGCACCACGACCTTCTTTGGTCTGGGTGGAGGAGCGACAGGCTCCTCCTCGATTGGACAGTAGCCTATCATTTATATTATACCTAAAGATTAATTTCAGTCTTCTTCTTCCTTCTCTTACGACCAGAGCTTCCAGCGACATTCACCTCCTTCACTTCACCACCCGTGGATTCTCCTGAGATCGAAATGATATCCGACACGTTATCGTCATCAATCACTGGAGGATCTTCCCTGACCGACTCCAGGGGTTTAGTGTTCATGGGTGGGGGAGGTGGCATCATGATACCACCCATCAGACTGGAAATGTCCACACCAGGACCCTTCATCTCGTAGGGGCCGTCACCAGAATCCTGTGTGGGCTGCTGGGCCTGGGACGCTGTGTTCTGGACCGCGGACATCATGTTCTTGACCAGGTCGGGGTTCTGCTTCAAGACGTCGTTCATGTTGGGAATGGCAGCCTTAAACATACTGTTCGTCAAGTGGAACATCATCGCGGAACCACCCAACATCATGATCAACTTCACCTCGGGGGCGACGTTCACCTTGTTCCTGTACTTCACGTAGAGTTCTTCAAAGACCGTATCGTAGTCCTCAACCGACTCCATCACGGATTCCGACCAACCCTCGAGCTGAATCTCGAAGGGGTTATAGCGTTTATTGAGAAACTCTAGACCCGTCACACAAGCTACCAACATACGACGCGAAAACCGCACCGACTGGTCTACTTCGATACCATACGTGATACGTTTCACCTCTGTGCGAATTTCATCCACACCAGAGTACATGTTTAGACGCTTGTTGGTGTTGACACCCTTCTTCTCCAGGCGTGCCAACTTGTTCAGAAGATCAGCCTTTTCCTCGTCGATCGAGTTGTAGCCCTTCGAAGGTTCTTCTTCTTGTGTGAATGTTTCACCAACCTCTTCCTCCTGGAAGTCATCATATTCACCATAGTCAATTTCTTCAGCGGGGGGTCTAACAGGAGCTGACTGTTTGTTTGGATTCGCAAAGGCATCAATCTCTTCCTGGTGCTGAACCGGAGGAGGCCTTGACGCGTGCATGGGTCGTGGTCTGGGTTTTGGTCGCGAAGGAGGAGCGATATGGATCTCATCCATCAACGCCTGCTCATTCTCGTCGAGTTTAAGAATCTCAGCATCACCTCGTTCGAGGATAATCTCTTCGTCCATCTACTCTCTATGATGAAACTAAACCAGTATCTTTAACGCACTTGATTAAAAAAATGTTACATACTAGTAAATGAAGTTCAACCGCAACACTATCCTGGTCATCCTCAGCCTCGTCGCCATCGGATTCCTGATCCGTCGTACCGCACTCAGCTGCTACCAGCCCAGGTCGATCGAGATAAAGCCCATCAATGAAGATTCTCTCTTCGACCTCGAGCACAAGCTCGAATGTGCCCCTGGTCACACCAAGGATGGGAGCACGTACACCAAGTCCCTGACACCCGGTGGTCTCTGTAAGTCCGAACAACTCGTTCGTGACCAGGCCAACTATGCCATCGTAGGCGGAATCGGTGGATCTTTAATCTAAGCGTATTGTAAATGACTACGGTCACGGCTGTACGCCCAGATGTTCCCGACTTCGACTACGAGTACCACACCATTACTGTCGATACGATCGGTCAGTCGAGTGCTAACACGTTCACGGCGTACCTCAACACACCACTTCGGAACGTCGTTCAGGCCCGACTGTTGGGTGCTCGGATTAACACGGTGTACACCACCGAACATTGTTATGTTTCGATCCAAGAACTCGACAGTAATTTTGCTGACAGGGCAGCCAAGGATCCACCTCTTTCCGCGTCTTCGCAACCAGGACTTTCTATCCTACGAAACTCCTTCGCCAGTATCGTGAGTGGTTCTTCGGCCACTTCGGGTGACCAGGTACTCTCCTTCAAGGATGACTATCTCGTCGCTCAACAGTATTTGTACCCCCTCCCAACTCTCGATCGCCTCACGTTCCGTATCCTCGATGAGGATGGGAACACGATCACCAACCCCGGTTCCGCAGGTAATAACTTTTTTGTCATTCGCTTCGTATGCAAAAAGTCGAACTTAAAATAACCTTTCCTTATTGTAACTATGTCATCCGGTATAGTGAAGCTCATCGCCATCGGTGCTCAAGATGAACATATCATGGGAAAGCCTGAAATATCTTTTTTCAGTTCGACGTTTAAAAGACACTCCAACTTTTCACAGACCGTCGAAAAACAAACGATACAGGGTGCTGTGAATGGTAATTCCATGTCAACCATCCGCTTCGAGAAGACTGGTGATCTTCTCGGCTACACATATTTCACCATAGATGACAACAACGCGTCTCTCGATCACCCAGATTGGACGAAGCTCATCGACTACGTCGAACTCTTGATCGGTGGACAGGTTATTGATACACAGGATTCCATCTTTACCGAAAAGATTGCCATCGACACCTTCGCCAACAACGTTTCGAAGAGTTCCAATGGGACGCACCCGGGTATCAGTGCCCGATCCTATTTTTACCCACTCCGATTCTTCTTCTGTGAAAGTCCCCAGAATGCGTTACCACTGGTGGCGTTGAATTATCACAATGTCGAAATCCGTATTCATTGGGGTCCGGAAGCGGCTAACTATCAATGGACTGCTTACAGTAACTATTACTATCTCGACAATGAAGAGCGAGGTGCTTTCGCCACACGTGATCACGACATGCTCATCTTCCAGGTACAGAAGAATATTCCGAGCAACGAAACGATACAGGACCTTCATTTCAATCATCCAGTCAAATACATCGCGAGTTCCAACACGAGCAACTATAGTGCGTTGACAGCCTATGACAACAAGGTCAAGGTGACCATCAACGGTGTCGACATCGATGGCTTCAAGTGGGCCCGTCCACACTTTATCGAAGTGATGAACTATTACCACACAAACTTTGTCACGTCTCCCGACTTTTTCTTATTCTGTTTCTGTCTGACCACGAGTTTGATGCAACCGACGGGTACGTTGAATTTCAGTCGTCTCGACAGTGCTAAGATCTTCAGCGATCGTTTACCCATCAAGGATCCAGTGTACGCCGTCAACTATAACATATTGAAAATCTCCAACGGTGTCGCCGGTCTCCTCTATGCCAATTAAAATACCATGCTATAGTAAATGGTGAAGAACTTGAACACTATTGATCGGGGGACCAAGATCAGGTTGGGTCGCTGGCACAATGATGACCAGGCCGATAACACGATCGTGATCAATGCGTCGGATACACCAATCAATGCGAGTAACGCGAATGCTCTCTACATGAAACCTATTAGGTCGGCTCCATCCAATAACACGATCATGACGGGTTTCGATCCAAACACGTACGAAATTTTAGATACCGGTCTTAGACGTGACGATATTGCCCCTCGAGAAGTGGATTACTATGCAAACATTGGCAATACATTCACGAGTACCATAAAGTTTGAAGATGATACATCACTCACAACGGAAGGTGTTGTTGGTATAGCCAACGTTCAACCCATTCATACATTGGACGTCGGAACAAAGTTTTACGTTGATGAGAATGGTGCCAACGTTCTCACTGTTTTGGGAGATACCTACGTACAAGATGATGTCGTCATAGGTGGCAACCTTGACGTGAGGGGTACACTGACATCCATCAATACTGAAAATACAACCATCAAGGATGCCATCATAGAATTAGGAAAGGGGAACACGTCGTCGGATATCGGCATCATCATGGATCGCCCCGATACAAATGTTGTCATGGGGTATCGTGATACCGTCGATGAGTTTGTCATCGCACACACGACGAGTAGTTCAACAAGTTCCACCATTACCCCATCATCGGAACTCATCGATGCTCGTATCCATGGTCGTCTACACGTGAACTCCAACTTGACGGTCGATACAGATACGTTGCACGTGGATGCTATCCGTGATCGCGTCGGTATTAACACTCTAACCCCTCAAACGGACCTTGATGTTGTGGGGAGTGCACATGTACACTCCGATTTTAATGTTGATACAGACACCCTATTTGTTGACGCCTCGACAGATCGTGTTGGCATCAATACGTTGACTCCATCCACAGACTTCCATGTTGAAGGCGAAACCTACGTATCCGGTAATGTGACCGTAGACACAGATACCTTCCATGTAGACACAGTCAACGATCGTGTGGGCATCAACACACTGACACCGACAACCGACTTTCACGTCGAAGGGGACACCTACGTTTCTGGGAATGTGGATGTCCAAACAAATCTGAACGTCCTCACGGATGCGGTGGTCACCGGTAATGTTGATGTTCAAACGGATCTTAACATCATCGGAAACGTTTATGCAACCTCTAATATTGTCACAACCGGAAACGTGGATGTTCAAACGAACCTGAACGTCGCGACAGATGCTATCGTCACTGGTAACGTGGACGTTCAAACGGATCTCAATGTTGTGGGTAATGCCTACGTATCTTCCAATGCCGTCGTCACCGGGAATGTTGATGTCCAATCTGAACTCAATGTACTTGGAAACGCTGAGATTCAAACAGATCTCACTGTCGTTGGGAACGCCTATGTGTCTTCGAACGCTATCGTCACAGGTAATGTGGATGTCCAAACCGATCTCAATGTCGTGGGTAATGCCTATGTGTCTTCAAACGCTATCGTCACTGGCAACGTTGACGTTCAAACAGATCTCAATGTTGTGGGCAATGCCTATCTAACTTCTAATGCCATTATCACTGGGAATGCCGACGTTCAGACGGATCTTAACGTCGTGGGTAATGCCTATTTAACTTCAAATGCCATTGTGTCTGGAAATGTTGATGTCCAAACGAACCTAAACGTTGCGACAGATGCTATCGTCACTGGGAACGTCGATGTTCAGACAGACCTCAATGTTGTGGGTAATACCTATTTATCTTCTAATGCCATTGTCACCGGGAACGTGGATGTTCAAACGAACCTGAACGTCGCGACGGATGCCATCGTCACCGGGAACGTCGATGTTCAAACAGACCTCAATGTCGTAGGTAATGCCTATATAACTTCTAATGCCGTTGTTACTGGGAACGTCGATGTTCAAACGAACCTGAACGTCGCGACAGATGCTATCGTCACTGGTAACGTGGACGTTCAGACAGACCTCAATGTTGTGGGTAATACCTATTTATCTTCTAATGCCATTGTCACCGGGAACGTGGATGTGCAACAGAATTTGAACGTCGCGACGGATGCCATCGTCACCGGTAACGTCGATGTACAGACAGACCTTAACATCGTCGGTAATGTCTACGCTTCGTCAAATATTGTTGCGACGGGTAATGTCGATGTGCAACAGAATCTGAACGTGGCGACGGATGCCATCGTCACTGGTAACGTCGATGTACAGACAGACCTAAACGTCGTGGGTAACGCGTATTTGAGTTCGAATGCCATCGTCACTGGGAACGTCGATGTACAGTCAGATTTGAACGTTGCGGGTGATGCTTACGTCACAACCTATTATGGTGATGGTGGGCTTCTTTCAAACGTAAACCTCCAAGTCGTTTCCGATCATGGAAACACGACTTCGAGCACGGTTCAATTTACGAATGCCACGACAGGTCTTGTGACAACCTCGAACGTCGAAGTGGGTGACCGCATCTCCATCGGAAATTTAACGGTGGGTAAAATCCCCATCGTAGGTACTGGAAACTTTCTCGAAAATTCCACCATCGGTCGCTCCAACGGAACCATCGTCATCTCATCGGATCTCGAAGTTCTCGGAGACATCATCGTCGATGGTAATTCCTACACTGTCGAATCAAATAATCTCGTGATCAGTGACCGCATCATCGGTATCGCCAATAACAACGTGTCTCACGAACTCGATGTCGGTATCATCATGGAACACCCCGGTAAGAATATTGCTCTCATTCATCATGGTGAAGCCCAAGGTGATGAAGACCCTCACGACCACACGTTCACAATCGGATACACACAAAATACATTGACAGATAATCATATATTCGATGATTCCAACCTGATCACCGTTGAAATTTTAGGTAACCTCATCACACAAAATAACTTGACCGTCTCCGAAAACATAACAGTCGTTGGGACGACGAAGCTACAAGATAGTGTCGGTATCGCCAATACGGCACCTGTGCACGACCTCGACGTGGGTTCCAACCTGTACGTGGAAGACACGGGGTCCAACGTTCTTCACGTCACAGGGAATGTCTACGCCACCCGGTTCATAGGTGATGGTGCCTTTTTGGAAAATATCGCTTCGAACCTCCAACAGATTACCGATAACGGTAACGTCACCACCAACACCTTACAGTTCGATGGGTCCACTGCCCTCGTGACCACCGGAAAAGTTGGTGTCTCCAACACTGCACCCATCCACGACCTAGACGTGGGTTCTAACCTCTATGTGGATGATCAAGGTTCCAATGTCCTCCATGTTACTGGCAACGTCTATGCCACTCGTTTCGTAGGTGACGGTGCCTTTTTGGAAAATATCGCTTCAAACCTCCACGAAATTACGACCAATGGGAATGTCACAACCAACACCGTGCAGT